CTTCGCCTTCTTCGGGATACTGTGTACCGTTTGTATTATAGTGTATTTCGACTTGGCTGGCACGACCGGTGTCTACTAGTTTTTGTAACAGTTGGAAATGCTCTCGAATCATAAATGGTTCGCCGCCGGTAAACTCAATGTAGCGTATGTTATCCAGGTGCTGGTCTAGGTCTGTCCAGAACTCTGCGCTTTCTCTGGGCCAGGCACCGTCCTTCAGCATTTGATAAGCAAAGTTACCACGAGTGTCTTCTGCACGATTGTATTTGATTTCTTCTGCGGCAAACTGGCTACTGCTCCACGAACCGCAAATGCGACATTTTAAATTACAAATATTGCCTAGTTTAAGATCAAGGAACATCAATGGCATAGCATCCGTGGTCCAGGAAACATCTGTGTCAATCATGTGATTGAGTCTGTCTAGTGTGTGCATACGTTTACTTGTACGGCCTGCACGTTCTTCGTTCCAGCAACGCCGGCAGTTTTGCGGCTTTTTGCCAGCAAGAAAGTCTTCACGCAGAGTTTTCATTGAGTTGCTGTTTTGTATTTCAATCAATCCAGTGGAGGCCAGTTTGTATTTGTCACCGGCATCGTCAGTGATTTCGTCCATGGCCAAACAGCATGGTCGTACAGTGCCAACAGGACTAGCTTCCAGTGAGATCCAGGGTAACACGCAAAAAGTGTCATGTGGTATATTCATTTAATAATCCTTTTAATCTTTCCGCCCATTGTGCATGACAACGAGCACTGTGGTGCAAGTTATCAGACCCTGCACTGTCGAACAGCCAGGTACGAGTTGGTGTTTTATCATCACAATGCATAACAATATCTTGCTTTTGAAGAATTTCTAAACTATCACTGTCTAAACTTTCTAATAAAATGTTTATTGTTGGTATTCCAGCAAGGTTGCATAATCGGTTGCATGTTATTATATTCATTAGCCAAGGGTTGGTAAAATTTTCAGGACCTGCTTTCATTATGACATGAAAAACTTGACTTGCATTGTGTATATTTTCTTTGACTGGAGAACCTTTTAGCCAGGTTGTACGTCTGAATATGTTTGGCCATTGCAGTATCACAAACTCAGGAAGATTGTATCGCAAGTGATCTACCAATCGTTCTTGGATATGCAACGAGTTGCCACCCGGTTCAGATAAGTTTATTATCGGTAATCCAATCTGTCGTGACAACACTGACACATAGCATTCGTGTGGAGCAACTCCTACTCCCGCGGTATGACTGCATCCTATTGCTAACCCGGTCATTTAATTGCTCTTAATTCTGGTAGCACATCGAGCACATGTTCTCGTCTGAGGCTATCAAGCTCGTGCGTCTTGCGCCAGAAAGTATCTAGTAAATGTGTGTTGTCAGTGCTGTTCATAAATGTAATAGCACTTTCAAATCCCACAGTGGCGCGATTTAACTGATCCAATGGACGCAACCATTCCAAGTGTTGCTCATACTTAGATTGTATTCTTTGTTTGTATTCTACAGGTGCGATATCAATTCGCAAATATGCAGGGTCTTGTAGTATGTTCACATTAAGATCCTGAGGTTTTAATAAGCCTTTCTCTACCCAGTCTCTATGGAAGTCTGGCAGATGTAATGCGTTCATAATGCTGAGAGTAGGACTGATGTAAAAGTCTACTCTAGGGCATATTTCCATCATTTGTCGACGATTAGATTCTACCACAGCCCAATCAGTTCCCTTGCGTATGTACTCACCGCGTGAACCAGACGCATCAAGGCTTGCACCAACCGCTACACTGTCAAACTTGCGCCAGTAATCAAACACTGTGCGGTCTTTAAGGCGTGTCTGTGTAAAGTTAGTGTTGTATATCAGTCTAACATCAAAGCGTCCACGACGTTCTAGTTCTTCTAGAATTAAGTAGTGCTCTTCCATCATCAAGGGCTCGCCGCCGGCAAAGTAAATTTGCTCCACGTGATCAATATGCTCGATCAGTTGTTCCCACAGGTCAGTGGCATAACGTCCAGCATAGTTAAGTGGTTTATTCTGGCTTGCCCATGCAGGTCCTGCTAATTCTGTTTGATCTTTGTACCAACTTGAACTAAAGATATGCCCACAACTACGGCAACTTAAATTGCACAGATTGCTAAACCGCAGATCCCAATAGGTCATTTCAAATTGATCAACCTGCCCAGTTTCATCAGTATTATCTACTCGATTAACATGATGCCCGTGGTGCTTGTTGGCACTTTTACGCCCACTGAAAAATCCTGATTCTTCCTGTTCGTAACAACGGCCACAGGTAGGATTAGGTGTTTCGGTCAGCATGTCAACTCTGAGTTGTTTTTGTTCTGAGCTGTTCCAAATTTCTGCCAGTGTGTTTGATCTGCAGTTGCCTATTTGGCCCACACCCATTTCGGCATGACAGCAAGGATATGCTTCGCCTGTTGGATATGCGTGTAAGTGTATCCAAGGGTAGATGCAAAATGTTTTGGAATCTTTTAATAAAAATTCTTCACGTTCTGAAAGTTCTGTTGGACGTACTAAATCTGTTGAATTATATTTGTATTGAGTCATACCATGTTGATAATGTTACGTCTAACGAATAACTGTCTTTAAATGTATCTTTAAAACTTTTTCCGCGACGTTGATCGTACTGTGTGTAAAACTGCTTAAAATCATTGTGTAACTTAGGCATATCAAATGCGTCTGAATGCGGAGTTTTTACTACATCTAAATAATCAATTAATCGTTGTAGGTGATTAATCTCGTGTTCGTGCAGTATGTCAGGAACCGCTTTCCATCGCTGTAGGAAATTAGATAAGTCAAGCATGTGACGTGTAAGCAATGCCCGGGGCAATACCAGTGGACTTTGAAAACTGGGAAATCTCAATATATTTAATGTAAAGTTAACACGTTCACGACCATACTTTGATTTAAGTTGTACTACGTAATGCAGAAGCATTGGCAACGTTGTCAAGCACAATGCATTAATGGTGGCCATTATGTGTACTGCACCCACATGACTGTCTAGTAATTTAACTACATTTTTTTCCCAAGCAGGATAATCTAGTCCATCTCGAATATATTCAGCGGCAGCGCCAACAGCTTCCATGGATGTGTAAATTTCCACATCCAATCCTTGAGTGCTTTCAATTAATCTATCCACGTCAACATCTGCACCAAGATTAGAATTAATTGCTAACCGGGTGGTCGATCTACCGGGATTGTTTTTAAACCAGTCAATCAATTTCCATGTCTCGGCACTCATTAGCGGTTCGCCGCCGGTGATTCTCAGTTCTTGGAGTGTTTGGTGAAGGTCAGTTTCCCACCATTTAAAAAACGCTTCAACATAGGGATTAGTTTCACCAAGCCGGTATAGTTGACTGCTAGCGTGAGCATGAGTAAAGTGGTTACGCCCATCAGACACCAGGCCGACATAAGGTCCGCTTCGCTTGATATCATTGACCCATGTGCTACTGAAAGCAGGGTTACAATAGCTACAAGCAAATTGGCAAGTGCGATCGAACGCAATTTCAAGTGTGCGAAGATTGACATCTTCTGTGTGTGGGGTTTGGTGTGCTTCATTCAATGCCTCTATAGGATAAATTTTACTTTTGTATACACGGTCTGACACTGCGTCTTTGCCCATGTCTTCGATCTTCCAGCAGTATTCACAACCTGTGGGACGTTTTCCTTCTATCATTAACCGACGATCATCTTTTTTCTTTGCAGTATTGTGTAGCGCAGAAGGATTAGCGGCCAACGCGGCCAGATCAATTGCGTGTGCTGGCGGATGATGGCAACTGGTAGTTTGGCCCGAACCCAACCATATGGTGGCATTGTACCATTTGGCCGCACAAAAACTTGCACTCTTGGTGTCTAAAATTTCATGTTTAAAATCTAAATCGTTCATTGATAAATTGTTGGAAACGGTCAGGAAACTCTTTACGAGTTTGTGTGCGCAATTCTGCAAGGTGGTGTTGATTGTATTTACATACATTATAGCATTCATTTAGAAAACTTGCAAGATCTTGTTGACATAAATCATTAACTATCATTGCTATTCTTTCCATTCGATCTTGATGATTGTCAATAGAATCAAAACTTTCATCAATCACATGTCCAAATGTTTGAAATCCCAACTTGTGTATATCTCGATAAAATCCCACACTGGTGGCACAGATCCACGGATGCCCCATGGCCAATGGTTTGGCAATTTTTTCTGTTCTAAAACTATAAGGATATTCAAACACAGTCTCAGTTACCAAACTAAAGTAGGTGTCAATATACGGAGCAGGTTCTAAATAAATTTCGCCCCATTTACTGCCAAACAGTTCGTTCTTGGCAAATTTGTGTGGGTAGTCGAGCACAATACTATTATCTTTGAATGATTCAAATTCATATTCTGAAGGCAAGTGTTTAATAGATGCAGTTTTTCCCAATAGATCTTGCCTGTGTTCTGTTAGTGTAAAATGCCTGCTGCCACCGCCACGGCCATCTAACAGTGTCCAAAGTGCATGATCCAACAGATTCATTTGTCGAAATCTTTCAAGCAGATATTTTCTATGTGATCTTGCTCGTCCATTTAGAAATAAAAATTTGTAGGGTTTGTTGTGTTTGGCAAAGATTTCATCAGTACGTTGTTGTGCCTGAATGTTTTCATCATAGTCCAAGATGTGTGTAATAAAATGTTCGTGCAATAGATATGGATATCGAGATTCCATCTCGCCTCCAGTCAGCAACAATAGTTGACCTGACAGTACCAGGTCCTCAATCTTTAGCACATGCAATTGATCCAGTATAGTCTTAGAACCTTCGGCGCTGTTGCCAAATATTACAGTTATGGTTGGATCCTGTGTCATTGTTCTGACACGGTCTGTGTGTTCTACCATTTGCTTACGGCCTAATAGATAGATTGAATTCTGCTGAGTTTTGTGTAGGCCCAAATCCCAGAATTCATCATCCGAGTAAGGTTTCATTATACTGTAAACCTCGCTCATTGTGTCAATAATAAATTTACAATTGCCGAGCATGATACTCGCATTCTGCCCACCAAGACCGCATTTCTGGAAAAGCTGTTGAGAAATCAGTGCCACGTCTACGATCATGTTCCGCAAAAAAACGATGAAAATCTGCTTTCGCTACCAAGTTATCTTTGTGTTGTCCTTCACGCATCCATGCAATGTCACGTTCTAATCGTTGTACTTCATAGTCTTTGAATCCGTGTAACAGATTGCCATCAGACACCATGTTAGCTAACATAAAATCTCTTGCATGTTCTAATTGTTGTGCATAACTTTCTGGAAGTATTTGTAAACTTTGCCAAGCAGGTTCACGTAGTACAGGAGTGTCAAACCACACACGTTGATAAGTTGTTGAATATGTTTTTCTTAATTCCAAAATCCATTTTAACAGTGCAGGCAAACCAGTGACAGTTAAATTGTTCATAGTAATGATAAACGTCAGACTATTGCGATTGGGAATATCGCGTAAGAATTCTTCAACATTGTTGGCCATGCGATTGTAGTCTAATCCGTGACGTATGTATTCTGCTTGTGGTGCTATGCCAGAGTCTAAACTAACATATTGCATAAAGTGTTCAATGTCTGGTGTACACAACCGCTTTACATAAGATATATACTTTTTAAAAAGTTGATCGTCTACTGAAAAGTTTGATGTTACATTTAAGTGCAGTTTAGGATTGGGATTGGCCAACACATAATCAAATACTCGGTAAGTGTTTCGATCCATAAGTGGCTCGCCACCGGTCATTCTAAAGTGCACCAGTTCTGGATATAGTGTTGGCCACCACGCCCAAAATGCATCCACATAGGGATTAGATTCTCGCACGGGAATAGGTTTACGATTGCCCACAAAGTGCTCAGGTGCGTTGTGTGGTTTGCTGGTAGGAAATGCACCGTGCCGTTCCATTTCTTCTCCCCAACTGCTACTGAACTGTGGCGAACAATAACTGCACTTTAGGTTACAAGCGTGATTGAAGTTGACTTCTACATAGCTAGGCACTACATCATCTTCGTTGCCTATGCTATTTTTAATTTTTTCAAAGTCCACAGCGGCCCAGGCTTCTCCAGAACGATAGTGTCGATCACTCAGTTTGTCCAAGTTTTCCATATTCCAACAATACTGACACTCCGTGGGTTTTTCACCGCGAATCATCATCATACGTTGTTGTTTTTTGTGTTCAGTGTTGTGTATTCCACCCGTGCGTTGTAAATCATCTGCAGTGATCTGATGTAACGGCGGGTGGTAGCACGAGTTATTAAGCCCTGTGGGCAAGTGAAAGCTAACCTGTTTCCATTTTGCTAAACATAATGCTGGACCCAGTTCCTGTTGCATCTGCTCAGCAGAACTCATAAAACGGCTTTGATCACCTTTACTCATTACCAGCCTTCTTGCTGTCTGATCACATCGATCTCACGTGTCATAACGCCTTGATTGTGCCAGCCACTGCGATAATGATGTTTGAAGAACTTGCTGGCTTCTTCCTCGTACCAGACCATTGGCAAGTCTAGCTGTGTGCTTAGTTCCTCGGCCACACGGCCTAATAGCAATTCTGGCTCAGTGTCTTTGACTGTGTCCCACAGTTCATTTAACGAATCAAACCATTGCACTTGTTTGTGATCCCAGTTGGTCAACATGGTCATGTACGTGCCCATACGTGCGCCAGCAATTGCCCATACTCCGTGTTCAGCATCACGACCTACGTTGTGCCACACAGTCAAGTTGTCTAGGTTGCGTTGATGTACACGTTCTTTAAATTCTGCCACAGTAGGCCGAACACCTTTGTTTAGACACATCTTGACACCTTCACGGAAGCCGGCACGCCATGCATGGAACGCCGAACCATTGGGATATGTTGTACTATAGCAGTCGTGCATGGCCCAATACAAAGGGTCAAAACAAAACTCTACTTCAGTAGCGGCTGTGCCATCTGTGTTCTCGTGTGTTTTCATTTCGTTGACAAATGTGCGTGTCCACGAACTCATGCCACCATTACCGTACATCAAGCCGTTGATGTTGTTACATGCTCTCCAACGGAACACAGCCCGTTCATAATCAACAGTGGGAAATGTCAATGTCTGATTAAAAAATTCTGGATACGGCATGTTGTCGCCATCGATCAGGATAAAGCGTTCTGTTTCACTTGCGGCTGCGGCAGCTTTGTGTGCGGCATCTGACCCTTTGACTCCGTCAACACGTTTGGCCCAAGGCACCATGTTGCGAATTCGAACCCAGAATTCTTCCTTCTGTGGTTCGTCGTATGTTAAGTAGATGCAGTCTAGGTCTGCTACATCAATTTGATTCATTTGATTTTAAACTCCATTTGATATGTGGTTGATCTTCTGCAACAACAACAGAAATATTGTCGGGTGCGCAAGTAGTTCCTGTGTTGCTGGGTTTCAATTTACTTGTAGGTCTTTTATGTATAACAGGCACTATTTTGCCGTCAACAACTCGAACATTGAACCTACTGCGTTGATATGTTTCTGCATCAATCTCTATATAATTACCTGGCAAATCGTCCATGCTGTAAGATACTGGCTCGCCACGCTCATTGTAGTACAACCTAAAAAAAATAGGCGCAGGTTCTGGCACAGGCTCTGCCAGTGCCAGCCAGAAATTTTCAGTTGTTTCATTCATCTGCAGGCGGAATACCGTTTGAGTGTCGGTCTGTTGTTTTGTCAACATCTTGGAAAAGTCGTTTTTCCTGTGCTGTCAGTGTGTCTTTGTGTGTTCTGCGAGGATTACCGCACAATGGACACTGTGGATTACCACAGTCCATCACATGATGTTTGGCCAATCGGTGTGGTTCTTTTACTGCTTTGTCTTTGTTGGTCATGCCGTGTGCTTTAGCAATCTTAACTTGTCGGGCCACTGCATTTTCATCTTTTAATAGACGTTTACTTTTTTTAAATTTATCTTCTTCTTTACTCAAAGCAATCTCCAATCTTTATTATGATAATGCACAAGTCCCCATTGTGCCACTGTGTTGATTCTTAGTCCTGGATCAGTATTTTCCCATACTAGTTCTTCGGTCCAATCGTCAGTGTGTGTGGCAATCATGTGCTGTTTCATGTGTACAATGGTTGGTCCAAGGCCCGGGGGCAGTGTGACCAGTTCTGGACCAATGATCTGTGCGGCCATGGCATACACCACATCTGTACTGGGAACTTCTTCTGGAAACTTTAACAAAGTCTTGTAGGAACTCCAGTTTGAAAAGATTTTCTTTACCAGATTAAAAAAATCCTGTGCTGTTTTGCTCACACGCCAGTAGGTTATTGCGTTGTATACATCGGGCAGGCAGTTGTCGTCAAACAGTCGACGATAGTATCTACTGGCAGCCGGCTGATCATAAAAGTCTCTACAGCCTTGACTGATCACAACATCACGATGCTCAAACATGGTCCACCAATGATCGATAGAGCTGGCAGCAATCATGTCTGCTTCTAGTTTGATTGTTTGTCTGTAAGGGCTGGCACGAAACACCTGCCAATCATTGGCATATCCACCTTGGTCGCCATATGGCAACTCAATCACATGAGTAAACAATGACCAGTCACACCTGTCATTGGTTAATATGGCTATGTTAGCGTTAGGATGCCATTGACGTATGCTCATAGCCAGCTGTTCTGCGCAGTCAGTATAGCTGACTGTGTCTGTGTTTACGGCTGGAATCAAATATCCGCGTTCAGAGAGGATTGGCAACTATTGCTCCTAATTGTTGTTTTCCCATGGCATGAAAATCTTGAGTCAAGGTGATCCATCGTGCTTTTTTATCTGGTGTCGAAAAGTCTACTCTATATGAATCTATATCAAGTTGAGTCAATCGATGTTCTGGCGTAATGCTGGCCAGTGTGCCTGGAATTCCATCAACTTGTAGTGTGTGTCCATTTAAAGTATTTAACGCAATACTGAGTGCATGGTCATTTCTATATGTAGGATTGGAATTCTTATACAGGTTCCTGTAGTGTGTCCAGTTGTCCCGAATCATTTGCATTGAATCAAACAGTAATTCTGCGGCTGTGCTCCGACGGAACATCATCACGGTGGCCCACCACATGGGCATACGATGATTGCCAAAGTAGTTTAAATCTTCAAATGTTTGTAATCCTGTTACATCCCAGGCCCGGCGATAGCACATGAAATCTTGACGGCTGTTTAACACAGTACGCAGTTGATCACTGGCAATGACATAATCGGCATCAAGTACTAGCGTTTGATCCCAGGGGCTTAATTTGTACGCATCCATACGATTGGTGTTATGCCAAGTTACATTGGTATCATAATCTGAAAAATAACGTTGACCACCACTTTGTGCTTGAGTGTTTACGACATAATCAAAGTCACCTAGCGGGTTTTCATAATCAGTTACAACAGCCACAGGAATTCCAAGATGCCTGTGTATGTTTTTGGCAGACCATGCTGCCATAGAAAGATAATCAGTTTGCTCGTTGTTAAATGCAAATATCAATGCACCAGTGGTCATCGTTGTTTGTTAAGTTCTTCGTATTCGATCAACCAAGCGTTCATTTGCTCTTGCCAGCGTTGCATGGCCAGTCCACGTAGTTCTTCAGGCCGAACCAGTACCGGAGTTTCATACAAGTCTAACAGCACTGCATCACCTGGAGGCACAGTGGCCAAGATGTTTAAGAGTTCAGGGCCGGCACACCACATGCCACTGGCGTGTGCAAATACCAGCTTGGCTTGATATTTTTCTTTTAGCAATCGTCGGGCGGCCACGTGATCAAAACGGGAACGACTGTGTGCAATTAGTTGTTCAGTATTCATATTGTTTATTATACAGGAAGTGTAGATAAAAGTAAAGGGCCCGGAGGCCCTTTTGGTAAACCGCTACAGTTCAATTATGCAACTGCGGCTGCAATAGTTGGTGTACCCCAGGCTGCGCTGGTTAGGTAAGTTGAGCTGGGTACAAACAGTGTGACCAATGTGGTAGGCGCTGTTCCAAAAGTTGTGAATGGTGATGCTGTGGCAGTTCCACCAGTGATTACGTCACTGGAACCTGTACCAGAACCGCCTGGATCAACCCAGGTTGTGGTCAATACCAATTGCGTGCCTGTGCCTGCTGTTTTGGCATTTACTGCAATAAACTGTCCTGTGTACGGAGCAGTATCTGCAAATTGTTTATAAATTAGTGTGTCTGATGTTAGTAAATTATACCAGCCAGTTGCGGTAGTCAATGTAACTGGTGTACCAGTTCCGCCTACCTTGGTAGTACCGGTATAACTGGTGGCAGCAATTGTCTGTGGGCTTAATACGTCGCCGGCAGTGATATAAATGTCGCCGACCAGTGTGTTGGCCAAGTCATTCCATTCTGCATCGGCCAAGTTGCCTGTTGATGTTTTGTTGGTTTCCCACTTGATGCGTCCACCTGCGTTGAAGAAGTAACGAGCAGCATTGGCGCTGGCCCAGGTAATGGTATGTGTAAAAGTAATTGTCCACGGAGTTGATCCAGAACCTGTGTCAGTTGTTTTACTGGTACTGCCAGTAAAACTGGTTGTTTGTGCGCCACTGGCAGCGGCGTTGCCACGTGCAGAAGTAATGTTTGTGATGTCAGTAGCCATGTTGGCCAAAATTGCAATGGTATCGCCAACAACAGGATTTGATCTGCTGGTGATAGTGGTGCCTTGATGGCTGGCCATTGCTGAAACTTTGCTATTCAATGTGGCCCATTGCGAAGCAGTGATTGTTGCGGCTGCACTCACTGTGCTCAATGCTGTCTCGCCGTAACCAGATGTGGTGGCACCGGTGGACCAGATTCCGTTTACGTTTGCTCCATTGGTGCTAATAAATCCATTATAGTCTGTTGCGACTATCAGGCTTCCTGCGGTATATGTCATTTTTTATCCTATCAATTAATTTTAACAATTGCTTCTACTGTGCCTTGCTCAGTAGATGCCTTGTTGTCCAAGGATCTGCCAATAACATTAAACGCTGTGGCTTCGCCAGGTTGGGCGGCTCGAGCAAGTCCGTTGCCGGCAGATACAAGCCTATCTCCTTTGCGTACAACACCGATGGTGTTAACCGGAACGCGACCTGTCATCGCAACAGGGGGGTGAGTTTCGTCAGTTCCGGCAACGGCATTCATTAAATAGGCTGCTCGTGTACTTATGACACCAAACACACTTTCGCTTAATTCGTCAGCAACTCTGGTAATTTCGTTGGCGCCGCCTAGTTCAACCACTGTTCCTGCTGTCAACACTTCATCAGCGGCAAAGCGTTCTGCAACGTCGGCATAGTTGGCATAGATGCCGTTTGCACCTGACACAATACCAGTTGCACCATTGATCAACATTACCTGTGTTGGTGTGCCTGCAATGTTGACATTGAATGCAATGTTACCATTGGAGGTTTGATTATAAAGTATTGCCGCTGTTCCAGTGACACCAATACGGAAATCTTGATTTACACCAACTGCAAGTCCAGTATTGTTTAACACACCAAACGTGCCTGTGGTAGTTTGATTGGTATTTCTTAACAAGAAGCCAGTTGAGTCAATACCGTCAAGCAATTGTGAATCTGTTGCTGTGCCCTGGAACAACGGAACTTGTGCTCCTACTAGTGTACTTAATGTAATGCCTGGGCGTACTGTTGTGAATCCTGTGAGAGGTACTTGTGGAGTAAACGCAGCATCTTTACTGATAATGCCAACAATTGAATTTTCAACATACAATTGAATCACAACGTGACTGACAGAAGTGTTGTCTGTGATGGTGGCAACAATGGCACCTGTGGTGCCTGTGCCTGCTGTAAACTGCGGACCAACCAACAAGAAGGTAGTGCCTGTCCACACTTTTAACTGTGCATTTACAGTGTCATACCACAGATCACCTGTCACATTGCCTGTTGGAGCAGTGGATGATGCAGTTGCGCCTGAAATAACTTTGAACGCAGCGCCACTGTAAACTTTCATCAATCCATTGGCTTTGTCCCACCAAAGTTGACCGGTTAACGGCGCAGTTGGCGCAGTTGTATTAGACGCATTCTCCAGCAGGTGGATAAAGTTTTCGTCTAAAAATTCACCGTAGCCAGCGTAATTTTTACCAACTAGTACCATGTTACTAGAAGTGTTAATGGTACCATCTGCAATAGTAGCAAACAAGGTACCGTCAGTTAGATTGATTGTATATGCCATTTGTATCTTACTCCGTTAATTGTATTTATAATGCAATTATATCTCTATATTTATGCCGCACTAAGGTTTGTTAGTGTCTGGATACGAATTGTGTAATCAATCTGTATCTGTCTATTCAAACTCTTTTGCACAGGATGAAATATTACATGGGTAATAAGACGCAAATTATCTGCTGATCCGTTCCATGTTTTAAGCCCTAGTTCGTCAAAAACGTACTCACCGTTGAAGTTTGTACTGTTATCGAATGCCTGTTGCCCGGCTGGTTCGCCGTAGTCCAATAGGCATGTTACTAAAATATCTGTGTAAACTTTACCAGATGTGTGTAGCACTGTCATTTTGTTGTTGGCAGTATCAGTGTCGGCAGCAGAGTTGTCATTGACCACTTTGGCATAAGTTTCATTATACAATGCGGCATTTTGCCCTGTTGTGTTGGGCGGCAAATAGGTAATAATACCAGTGGGGTCCACACTGGATCCACCGTTGCCAAATGCCATTTCATATATCCAGCCGCCACCCTGAGCACTTGTGCGATTGCTCAGCGTTTGCGCCATGGCATAGGATATATTTTCGTAATGTATTGCGTTCTTTTTATCTACCAGTACTTCACCAGTAACTGGATTGTGGATTTTTACAAAACCTTCAATTTTGGCTAGTCCGGGCTGAATTATCATGCTCGCTTCTCCACTATAACTTCCTTGGTTTTTGGGTCAAAAATACGAATATGTCCTTCAACAGAGATGGATCCTGTTTCATTGGGTTTCTTAGCCGGTGTCGGTGGCTGTTGAGGTCGTGCGCTTTGATTCATACTTTATTTATCTTGTTTAATCACCCCGTAAAAACCTTGCGGCCTGTGTTTCGGTATCTTGCAATGCTACACCGTTGCTGGCTGTGCCTGCGCCGGGAGCATACCAGGTCACGCCTCTACGTACTAGAATAGTTACCTCAACTCCTTCTGGAGGTGCAACTTCGAACAATACAGCCACTGGGGTAGTAGATATAACACTAAATCCTGAAATTAATTGTATGCCACCAACATATACCTCAACCTGATTAGTTGGGTCGCCGGCACCATAATCATAAGAACCTGGTTGTCCAGTCACAGTGCCAACATCATAAGGTAGAAAATCAAATCCTTCAGCACTATCATACGTCAAAGTAATATTTGGTGCATAGAATATTGTGTCTGTTCCATTTGCAATTATGGAATCACTAACAATGTAATTCTGGAACTGTGGTGGCTGTAAATTGCCACGTCCAATATTATACACATCTGTGTCCGCTGTATGACTGGCAACGCCTGTGCCTGCTGTGCCTCTGCGCAGTCCACTCACTGTGTTGGCCACAATGTCACGGTTACGATACATGATACGTTCACCATTCACAGTTAGTAATCCCCATATGTTTGCTGCCAAATTGGGTTCATTCAGTGCAGCCGCATTGTGTACATAAATGATGTCATCAGTGGTACTGAGTGGTTCTACCAGATATGTGGTAGTGGCAGGAGTAATACGGTATGTTGCTTGCACTCCACGCATGTCTTGGAATATACGGAATGCCATTGCTTGTGGTGCAACGCTGTCGGTAAACTCAGTGATCATCACCACGTCTGTGGCAGACATAATATAGTTACTAGCCAACACTATTGTGTCGTCAACAATGGTAAATCCATCGTTAACAAATATCTGGAGGCCATTCAGTGTTACCCACAAACGTTCAGGGTTAAGAATTGTTCTATTCAGATATAAATCATTTCGTGTAACACTTTGCACTATGGAATAATCATACGACCCTGATTCATTAGTTACAAGCCCAATATCATAGTCAGTAGTATCGTAGGGCTCCGCAGCTAATGCAGATCCTGTTACTGGACCAACGTAAACTTGTGTTAGTATATCTTGTTGACGAGTATCATTCCAACTGGTCACTGCAATGATATCTCCATTGGATGGTATCATTCCAGTATATGTATTGAATAATAATTGGGTGCCAACAACTGACACTTGTGTGTTTGTTGTGACACAAATTAAAATCTTTTCACCCAATGTCAATGTCTCAGTGAACATTACAGCACGTGGAGTGATAGGATCATAAGGCTCAACTACAAAGTCTACACCCAACACTTGCGGAATATTATTTACATACACCCGAACTTCGTTGTCTGCAATAAATGATTGTGAAAAACCCAGTCGTGTTGGTAACAGATAGTCTGTTGTGCCATCTGCCAGGTATTCAATTCCTGCAGACGTTCTAGCACGGATACCATTGAAAGTAACAACTATGTTGTCTGGATTGGTGTACTCCATGCTGTTGGTCAACTCGTACTCTAGTACACCTGTTACCCCGGTAATATACTGTGTAACTGGCACAGACCAACTGTAATCAATTTCGGTGCCATCTATTGTGGTTGGACCAATGGCACCTATCATCAAGTAATCATTGATAGTGTAAGGTACAGCAAACACCACTTCAGTACTGGTAGTACCGTAAGGCACAAATGTGTAATCTGTGGTCAATTCACCATTGGCAAAAATTACAAATTGGGTAATCAACGAGTACTTCACTGGTACAACCACTGAACTGCCAACTTCTGCGCCATTGAATGACTGTTTGAACAGTTGATTGCCGCCACCAATTTCGTACAAGGTGATTGCTATTTCGCTGCCAACTGACACACTGGAATTCAACGTGATAGTTTGTTCTGCCCAGTTTGCTGTGTAATCCACGTCAACGATCAAGTTGAGCCCTAGAGTTTGGTTTGCAACTAACATTGTTGCAGGAACTGTAGCAATGCCAGCAAAACTCAAAGTTTCACCTGCGGAGGTAACTGTAAATTTGCGTACTTCTATACGGAAACCGTGACCGTCACGTGCCCAGTCAGCCCCGGGTGTGGTGTAAACACGCATGTCAAGTGTGTCAAATTCACTGCCGGGTACCAGCTCTTCGGGTGCATAACTGCTGAACACGTCAATGTATTCACCGCCTTCGATGTTGATGCTGGTGGGTCGTGTGCCCAGGTAAGGATCTGTGTATGGACTTTCAAAAATAGTATCCAGTATGGTCTGATCAAACGTTGGCCGACCTTCTGGTCCATATGTTAAGTTATCAAACGGAGTTGAATCAAACGGTGCTACATCAAACCCAGGATATTGGTCGTACCCAACACCAAACACCTGCACGCCTGGATACTCAACGCCATCAATCAACAATGGTAAACTCAATCCAGGCTGATTAACAGTGGGGGTGTAAAAGCCCATGGTACGATCAACCCCGGACAGTGTGCTAGCACTTACTAAGGTCCAGTTAGTTGGATCAAATGTAGCACTCTGAACTCCAAAACTATCATCACTGTTTGCTTGCCACACACGGTTTGCATATCTAACTTGTGTTCCATCTTCGTAGGTTACATTTGGTTGCCATTCTTGGATAGTGGACACGTACTGGTATCTGTCATATTTCATTGTGGTTTTTATCTGACGTACCAGGTCGTTACCCATGACCACTGCCGCAGTGGCGCCAGATCCATTGCCACCTACAAAAGTTATGATTGGAGTAGTAATATACCCACTACCGTAATTCACAATGTCAATGCTTACTATTTGTCCTGCACTGTTGACAATAGCAGTCATTTCTGCAGGAATGACAGCGTCACCAGTGATGGTAATTGTTGGCACGACAGTGTATCCTGAACCAGTGTTGGTGATGACAACTGACTGGACTGTTAACGTGTAGTTATTATACCAGTCTGCCCAAGGAGTTTCTGTCCATATCTCAGCGTTTGATGCAGTATCTGCATTGGGGTTGGTTGGACTGTTTGCTGTTGACTGTGTGTATGGCAACAGCACCGGAGAAATAAATTGAGGTACAGTTAAGGTTTCATCAAAGAACGCAGGATTGTCAAAATCAGTCAATGCACCCGGATACTCGTCGTTGCCAGTGTACTGCAAGTTGAACTCACGAATTTGTACATGATACGGTTTGACTTCTTGAATGTAATTTAATACAAAGTCCTGATTGTCTTGACGATATGACTGGTACGGCAGCAACGAACGAATTTTATGGTTAACATCAATCAGACTAGTTTTTAGCAGCCATCCTGGCGCAGAAAACTCACTCATGACAAACTCAAACATCAACATCAATGAACGATTACGATTGATTGCTAATTCGTCAATGAACAATTGCTGATTGACTGCCTGAACGATCTTGCGTGTTTCAATCACTGGTTCCTGATCAAAGTACTGTGCATCAAACACTTCAACGTCAAATCCAAAATTACCAAGTGAGTAATTCCATAACGTTGCACTGAACTCAATGGTTCCGTCTTCAAGTCCCACACGGTCCCAACTTGTCAGTGTGCGTTGATAAATTTCAAATTTACCTGCAGGTGCATTAGTTACTTTGACACTTGAGCCAACAGGTGCAACAGTGAATGTTATCCCAGATAGTTCTGCATAATTTGTAACAGTGGCAACAGGATTCACTGTGCTGTTGTAACCGGGCGCATACCAGTTGATATAACTCCAATACCGGCTGGTGTCGTAATTTTGCACACGTATCAGTCTGAGTTCTTTGGATCCAACTAGCGGTCCGGTAACAACGTCATATATGGTCCAGAAGCCAAAGTTGCTGGAGTCTGTTGCTACCAAATATCGATAACCGTAGGGCACAACCGATAAGTTTTGGTAACCCAGTTCTGTCAAGTCAGCAACCCGTGAGTTCCAATTGACAAATGTAGCAGTGCCTGTGCCTTCACCTGGACCGGTGGCCACAAACGAAACTCCAATTGTGTTACTGGCCGCTCCGATTGCAGTAAAATCAGTAGTGCCAACATACGAAATTGTGTAGGTGTCACCGGTGTTGAATGTTCCAGCATAGTATGTCTGAATTGCGGTTGGTTCAGTATCTTTACTGTTCAACAGTGAGAAACTCTTTGTTTCAGATATTGGATAATTTGCCAGTATTCGGTTGGCATATCCAAAATAGTTTTTCAATGCTGCAAATCGATCAACAAACATGCTTTGTCGAGGTCTAAACTCAACACCGTAACGTTCTGCAGGACTTAGACTGGGATCTGGTACCTGAGACCCTAGAGTGTTGATGCCACTTAGACTATCTTGTAATTTTAAATACAAGCCAGCACTTAAGAAACTGTCAGCAACACCATCTGCAATCAATTCGTATTCTTGGTGTACATTGTCGTCATTTTTAATACGGTCATACTCAATGTGCAAGATTGTATCTTGCGCACTGATCAAACTGAGCACATTATAAATTGCCACAGTGCTGGCATTCAGTGGCGCCAGGTAAGAAATTCCACTGGCACGCGGATTAAAAATGTAATTGGCAATGGCATTTGTGCTTAATTTTTTGTTTGCTGCGGTGGCCACTGTGGATATATTACGTACCCAGAAATAATAACGAGTTGCAAAAATATTATCAGTGTTGAGCTCAGAACGGGCTGTGTAGCTCAACACACTCAGCGGAGTGCCTGGTCCTGCATAGGCGGCAGGTGTTACATCACTTTCAATCCACTGATAAATGTCTACACTACTGCCCGGAAACGTCTGACTCCATCGACGACTTGCATACACAATATCATCTTGATTGGGATCAATGAAACGTACTGAATTAGTGTCCCACCAAATTTCTCCAATTCTTGCGGCAGCCCAGGGATTGCCAACGTTGCGTATAGGACCAATGTTGTAATTGGCAGGATCCACTGCGCCAATGTAATCAATGTTTTCTCTTGCAACGCCAAGAATTTTACCTTGCAATGGATCAATAAAATCCAAATACGATGTAATAGTGGATTCTAACTTGTCATACATGTAAACAGAATTTAACAATGCAATATCAACCACTGGCTGTTGTACGTGTTTCACTGTCCAGGCCGGTGTTCTGTTGGCATTTTCAAACACGCTGACACGGCCATAGTTGGCATTACTGCTGTCTCCAAAATCACTTCCGGGTGATCCAATCAATAATCTGCCTGTTACATAGCTGACAGCAGTGCCGTATTGGTCCAGTTCAACAATGTTGTTGTCGTACATTTGTTGCCCAAATACAAATTGTCCTGGATTAGTGACAGAATCAGTTGCGCTTGGAAGATAATCAAATGTGTATGTTACACCACTTTGCACAATCACAGTGGAGAACACTGTGCTACGGTCATCAAAATAAGTTGTGTTGTCATCAAAGGTGACTGGTTGGTACAAGTTGCCTCTTGGCGCTCCAACCACCAGGGTTGTTGCGGTTGTATCGATAAACACTTCGGCACCAAAATTTGCATCAACAGTTGGTGCTGGGCTTGTTATGGTCTGTGTATAAACATAATCCACAAATCCAAAGTCAGCAAATACTGTTCCAACTACGCCTGGCAGCACAGTTAACCGTGTGTTTGATAACACAGCCGCTGGATTTATAACATTCAGTGTTAATATTCCCTGTACCACACGTATGGTAGATTGTGCAGTGGGAGCAGTAACAAAACTAATAATACCAGTGCTGTTGTTGTACGTGTAATCAGTGTTAAAAATTTGCACTACGTTATCAACATACACCAATGGATTGTAAGTGGCATATTTTGAGTAAGTTACACCAATGTCATATGTTTTTACAGCACCGTTGCTGACAAAGAATAGATCTCCTGCGGCAGAGGCTCGTACATTAGGAACACCAACACCTTCGTTGGCAGTGTTAATGGCAGTGACTAGCCCGGCCACGGTGTTGTTGGGACTAGCTGGTATTGCTATTTCATAGTTGTCAATACGCAGTGTGTCGCCACTTGTTAACACAGGGTTTGGAATCTGAGATGATATTACTCCGTACACACGAGATTGATTTACACTGCGTTGTACACTGCCAGCGCCCGGTAACACTGTGCCATCAGTTGGTGCACCTGTGTAGATACTACAATTATTTGAGCACAGGTCAACAGACTGTCCAAAGTTGACAAACCCTGCATTGGTAATATCAGTAGCTGTACCAGTACCGGAACCTGCCCCAGTTGCAATAAACACGGTTCCTACATTATTATTTGCAGCGCCAACCTTAATAAAATTAGTAGTTCCAACAGTTGCAATAGTATACGATTGGCCAACAATAAATTGTCCTGCATTAACAGTTACGGGATGTTGCGTAATCTGCTGTACTTGTTGGAAAATATTGCTGGCAATTTCAATTATGTCGCCAACTGCCAATGTTACAGTATCTTCCAATGTCACAGTGCTGCCAGACACTGTGAATTGTCCGCCAAGTATTTGATCAGCATCAGTCAAGAACGCATTATTCAGCGTTACAGATACCGGGGTGTTGTACCCAGCGGGCAGTGTAAAGGTTGTCACGTCTGTTTCGCCAATGCCAACTTGATATCTTGCAACACTGCGATCGTACACGTATGTGCTGCCATAGGCCAATCCATTGTTGTTATCCGTTGGTGCACCGATTACTATTTGCTGTCCATCTGTTGCTGTTGCTACACTTGTTCCAAATCCAGAACCTGCTGGACCTGTTATAGTTTCAACATACATAAAATATGAGCCAGTTTCGACATCAATCTTGACACCGGCAGCCGGTAATGTGACAAAAGTCAATGTGGTTCCTGCAAATGTGTAATCAATGTAGGGACGTTGTAGTACATCGCTGACACGAACACTGAAAGAATTAAGATTTGTAGCAGTGTACAGCGTTGTGCTTAGATCAAATACAGATGTGTTTGAAACACCTGCACCAGAATATGTAAATTCAGTAATTGCCCCAAGCCCGTCAACTGCTGTTACCGTAATGATTAAATCATTTGCAGGTGATGTGCCGCCACCAATGGTGGCTGCGTCAATTGTAAGTGTGTCCCCATCTGCGTAGAATGCACCACGACTAGTTATGGTAGGAGTGTATGTTCCGCGAATTCTCTCAACTGTGAACATTGCAAGTATACCAGAACCGTCTGTTGAGTCTTGTTCAACATCATAGTACGTGTTGGAATCCGGTGATGACAGCATGTTTCGTGCTATCACAATTGGTAGATCTTGAAGCGGCGGAGTAGTAAATATCACTGATGTTGAGTTTAAATTGTAATCAACTCCGTACTGCTGGATAGCGTTATTGACCAGCACAGTGATCTGACCTGGGTGTGCTAGATCAAACACCAAATTATCACTGTAATTAAATGTAGTAGTCGCGCTGTTACCAATGTACGTGACTTCCTGAATTTCTAAATCAACACGACCATATGCATACACTGCGTCTTGATCTGGTGCACCAATGTATGCCCACCGTTCATCTCGGCTGATTGCCACAGCAGATCCAAAACTGCCAGCACTGTTACCATAGTCGGGTGCAATCAACAGTTGTGTTTGTAGGAATTCATTGCTGGCAGGTGCTCGATACAGTATCACTGTGTATCCGTCGCCACTGTTGCTTTGAGGAGCACCAACAATGGCCCAAGATTGGTAACCAATATCCAATGCACTGCCGTATCCTGCTGTGTCGGCAGCTCCTAGTTGTATCAATGGGCTTGCTTCATACAAATTAAGTTGCCCGCGTAGGTACGGGTAAATTGCACCAACACCACTGTCGTACAATGGCGCACCAACCAATGCCGCAATGTTTTCATATGCCTGAGCAACACTTGTACCATACCCACTGTTCAGCACTGGATCCGTTGACTCAAGTGCATAGCCGGCTGCAAAAACATCTTGTTTTTCAAGCACTGTCCACAATCCAGCACCGTTATTATCTACCCAGGCCATAGCCCCCGGAACCAAGTCGTTGGCAAAGGATAATGTGCCAATATCACTGGCCTGTGCAACACGCATGGTGTCAAGATAGAATCCTATGCCGGACCCAGTTATCACAGTTTGATTACCGTTCGGGAATGTGTACGCCACAGTGAGTGTGGTCGGAGTAGGGGTAGTCAGTACGCGATATACGCCGTTGAAGGCGTCGTTGAAGAATCGAACAATTAATATATCGCCTAGAGATAAATTATGTACCTGAGTAAATGACACTAGACTGGCACCATCAAGGTTGTCAGTCACACGAGTAATTCTACCAGGTACCTGAGTGGCACGATATATGTTCCAATCATAACTGTTGGTTTTAGCTACCCATATTTTTGTACCATTACCAATGGTATCTAAGTTGGCAGCAATAGTACCAGGATCATCCAAGGAAAATACTGTTATATCAACGTCATCGATGTTGACATAGCCTGCACTTGGCAACGCAGTGTCAGTTATTTGAGTGGTAGTAGTTGGTAAAAAGTCTGGGGAAGTTAATTTATAACTTTCGCGCCACACGTCATTCAACAACACAGTTTGGTTTGCCAAACTTGATTCACCAGGTTGGATAATCTGCACAGTGGCCGGATCACTTTGTAACAATGGTTCGTTTAATCGCAACTCAACATAACTACGATTGGCGTTTGCTCCGTATGTGCCGCGGAGCACTGCCCAGTTTTCGTAGATTTGATAGTCTGCAGACTCTTTTTCAAGGCGGGCACCAGTGAACAACTCAGCACTTAATATTGTTCCTTTGGCGCCAATGAATTGTTGGTACAGGTTAACTTGACTAACATCGTCAAGATTCAACGCAACCATATACTCTCTTGGCTGGAATCCGATTAATCCAAAACTCAATAGATCGTTATCGCCTTCAAGGTTTGCAGTTTGTGTGTTGTAACTGTTCTCCAACTGGTCTGCTTTGTTTGCAATATTGGGCAACAGGCCTTTTTGTATCTTGGTATAGTCACTCTTGACCCAGTCAGAATAGGCAAATTCTCGCTTGGGCTGAATAATATCTTGTGCAGACCAATAGAGGTTTTTGTACAGAACAATTTCGCCTTTGGCATATTTAATATTCGGAGCCCATTCTTTCACATTGTCTCGGTTAAGCACAAAGCCTTGTGCATTTAATGTGCCGTTCCACTCGGTGGTTGTGATAGCACTGACGTAGACACGATTCTGTCGTGCGCCAGTGGGAGGATTATAAATTAGGTCGGCAAAAACACTGACGTTGTTGAGTATTACAATGTCTTCGTAGCTAACAAATTGTAATTTAACATAGGAAATTGCTTGGTTGTTTGTGCCTGTGATTGTGAATCTATTTTCTAATCGTTCAATTACCAAATTTCTAGCATCAAACGGTGTACGGTTTTGATCCAGTAACATGTTTTCTGGATTTTGAACACTGATGCTGTCAACCACAGCACCGGGTCGGTCAGCAGTCAATTGCAGTGCGGCTGGATTTAAATTGATTAAACTGTTGACAGCCCAGCCTTGGTTTGCCCAATAAAGAAACTCGCTGGCCATCTGTTTCCAGTCCAGCGTGTAACCGTTTTCTCGTGTGTCAAACACTAGACCCTGAGTGGTCAAGTATTGTCCATAGCTCAACAAGAAGTCAACCACACTCGATTGGTTAGTAAACACAAATCCATACGGAACTTGTACAATATCATTTGTGTATTGTCGCGGAACACGCACAGTGGTGCCGCCAGCACTGATAGTTTGCAACTCGCCACTGGCGCGACTTGCATAAATGTCAAAGTAAGGATCAGTTGTGCTGTAGCCAAATACTGCATATCCTGTATCAGTCGATTGAATAATCACTGCACTGTATGCCACAGTGGCAAACGGTGAGTTTTTATACAACATCAAGTCATAACTTTCGTCTGGCAACAGTAAACTTGAATTCAAACTGTTAGGACTGGATCTCTCTGTGTATATTTTGAGATATTGTTTATCTGTGAAACTTCCGGTTCTCCAACACAACCGCACGTCAAGATTTGCCAGTGCTTCTTCCAGTGCCTGTGTTGAATTGATACCCAGCTGTTGATTGTAGTCAACGATCCAGTTGATATAACTGGCCTTGCTGACAGGTGTAACAACACCGGTTGATATGTTAACGTTGCCGCCGTACACCTGGACACCACTGGCATCTAGTCGATATCGACCATTGTACAAATACTGTTCAAATTCTGTACTGTACTTGTAAAGATCTCGGTCTGCAAACAAACTAAAGAATTTTGCTGGGCGTGTCAGCGCCAACAGGCGCATCACAGCAAATGGATAACTACTGCTGGTCCACCATGCGGCCTCAACAGGGCCGCCGTCGCCAACAACCCAGCTCTTACGGAATGCATTGGGATTGTATTGTCCAACCACACTGTCCAATGGAGCCAGTAACTGGCCTTCTGTACCTGTGGGTATAAAATAAGTTGACAAGTTTGGTCTTACGAAGTCGGGTTTAATATAATATCCGTCTGGATCAGCAACAATACCCGCCTGTATATCGTCCCATAACACCAAGTTATCCTGTGTGTATGGCGCAGGGCCATAGCGTGTTTCCCACCATGCAGGCTGTTGGCTAAAGCCCAACATTTCCCACGGGGTATAATTAGGACTCAGTGTATCATAGAAATATCTACTGATGCCGCGCCAGGCTCCCAGCAATGGCAAATCTTTTTCTTTATCGCCAGCTTGGCTATAGTTGTAGGTAAATGGATTGTTGGCAATGTACTGCTGTGTTTTGTAATCCAGTTTGTTTTGTCCTACCCAGGTCAAGAAACTTTCGCCCAGAATGGTTGTGATCTCAGCCTGTGTGTAATCAGTTGTGCGGAAATATCCTGGAATGACTTCTTCGGGTGGGATTGGTACTGGGTTACCTTCGGTCTTTAAATTGTTAAAAATTCTGCGTTCAAATTCCAATAAAATATCATCGCGCATGTCACCAAAGGCAGCGGTAATACTGCCATCATGCCCACGGATAACAACAGTTGGGTTTACATAGTTTTCATCCAGGAACATTTCAGGTTTGTATGCCTGATATAGACCCATTTTGGTAGGAGTATTAGGAACATAATTTCCAGCAGTGTCTGCATATTCACGAACAGTAACTACATCGCCAACTGCCAACGGAACAGTGACAGTGAGTGTCGGTCCATCTGTTGCCACTGTGTAGTCATAGTTTAGTGTCAGCAGGGTGTTGTTCAAAAACACCAATAACCCTAAGAAGTTTGCAGAAGTAAACGAGTGTGTTTGTAGTGTGTCAAATATGCCAACAGTGATTGGTGTCACTGTGTACACAGTGTCTGTGTATACATTGCCACTGGGCAACATATCGCTGTAATAGAAACTGTTTACATTGGTTTTACCAATGTTTAAATCAGTAACTACAGAATCAAGAATTTCGCTTGTTGTTAAATTGCCCCATTCGCCACGAATAGCATTTTCTAACAGTCTGTTTTTAAACTTGGTGTATTCTCTATCGTTAAACTCCATTGACTTAAATATGTTGTACTCACTGCTTCTCATAAAGAAGCCAGCCAGAGTCAATGGTGCGCTTTGTTCCAGTATAGTTGTGCCGTACCGACCAATGTTGCCTAGGTCTCGTGTGTTGTTTGCGCCGTTGATATCACCGGCAAAGTCTATTAGATTTCTAGCAATGCTTTCATAATGTGTTCGTATAGTGCCCAACGTAAAGTACGGACTGTTAACATTAAACGGGTTATTTGCCAAGTTGATTGGTACTTGATAAAATCCATTGTCGCTTGGCTCTGTACTTAATACCTGAACTTCAATAATTGATCCCGGCGTGTAGATGTTGTTCAGTATGATTGTGGTTGTAGTATCTGTTCTGGTTACTGTGTATTCTGCAGGCAGTATATACTTGTTGGCCACAAAAAGTTGTATGGGTGGAACAACTGTGTTCTCGGGTATATTAATATTGAATCGTAATGGGGATCCATCGTATGTGAACTGGAATTGTTGACGAATCAAACTTGGAGTTGCTGCCACTTGCCAACCAAGTTCTCGTTCGTAGACGACTCGACTGGCATATTGATACGAGTAACCTTCGCTTATATTAACAGTCTTCGAAGTGTTTTGTTCGGCATAGATAAACTGGTCTGTGTAAAAATTATTATCAAATACAATGTCACCAATGTTGTTTATACTTAGATAACGCAGTGGCAATCCTAACACAGTGTCTGCGGCACCCTGGCCAGTGGCATAACTGAATAACTTACTGCCGACAAATGTAGAACTGGGGTACTTGGAACGATCGCTGAAACTAATTCCAGCAGAATCATACACGTTAAACAATGGTGCCTGGTTTGTGGCTGTCTTTTGTTGTGCTCTTATCCAAGTGACACCATCATAATAATAACTGGTTCCTTGTGTTGTTAGTCCGCTGAGTGTGACTACGGTTTGGTCAATCAACACAGTTGAGTCATCTGCAGGAACTAGATTAATGATAGGTTGTGCAATCAAGGGCGGCACAGTGTCAGGTATAATAAAATTTACAACGTAAACTTTATTTCTGACGTCTGGATCAGTGTCTGCTGCAAAAATAACACGGGTACCGTTGACAAATTCGTATCCGTCAATGCCGTAACCAAGTGATCCGTTGATGGTACTCAGTGCATCGGTGATATTGAAATCAACAATATTGACTGGAAGTTTTCCTTGTGTTCCAAAATCATATAAGCGTGTTCCTGCATTGAATTCTATAATAGGACGTTTAGCACCTTGAGAGTTGCTTAAAATTGGTGTTGTGTTGTTATAAGCCGCAGATGCATTGATGATGTCAATATGGAACCAGCGGTTGCTACGTGTCCAGGCATTTAAATCTGGGCTGGCACGTCCGATTGTGAGATACTCTGGAATCAGTGGCGAACTCAACGAAGCATCGTAGTTTCCAACATCAAATGCTAGACTGTCAAAAGGAATAGGTTCATTTTGGGTGTATGGCTCGGGTGTGACAAAATTACTGACCGGCAGTAATCTAATAGCTGTGCCTACACCTTCAACATAGTATTCTTGATTTTCGTACTCAGCTGGTATTGTGCTGCCACGAAATTGAACCTTGAGTCCATTGGTGAACACCACACCATTTGAACTGGTATAGTTGGGTTTTCCAACGATATCGTTGATGTATGTTGTGGTTGCATTGGTTTGATCAAGCAAACGAATTTGTCCAAAAATTCCAGGGTCGGTGCCGTCTTGATAATACAGTACATCTTTGATTGCTGTCAGCAACGGAATTTCTTCAAAGTATCCAGAAGCATCTTTATACCAATTAGTATTTGAATACTGTGTACCAAAGGCAATGGTAAACTTTTCCAACTCGGCCACCGGCAACACACTGTTTAACTGCATGTATATCTGTCCACCAGCAGTGGTGACGTACTCAATTCGCCATACACTGTAGCGTTGTGCTTGAGTCAACAGAGTTGCCTGCGCAAACGGAATACTATCAAAACTTCCAGGTAACCCATCCTGTTGGTCAGGGGTTCCACTTACAATCACATCGGTGATTGTATTATACGGTAAGTCATCATACGGCTCACCGTTTACATCATAACTTATGGTGGCCCCAACTTGATTAGGCGCAGTTCTTACCAAAGGATCAAATTGAGTGATATTTTCCCAGCTGTCAGCATCAACATCGTCGGTTGTGTTAAGGAATACCAAAGTTCGGCCATTTAAATTTGTAATTCCATCAATCCCTGACGGGTACTCTGCAAAAAATTCAGAAAGAAAAACATTGTTGATCTGACTAAATGTTAGATTAGTAGCAAGGTCAACAGGAGCAATACTAGTTAATCCATAGTAAAAACTCTGTGCAGTGGCAGCAGGAACGCTGAATGTCACTGTTCCAAGATCTTCACCGTTGTTGGTTACACCCAACACATCTCTACTAGAAATGTTAGGTGCATAGGGCAGTACACCGTCAACACCAGGATCAGTCTGAATCCAGAAGCCAGGACCTGTGCCCGGAGTTCCGTCAATAATTGTCAGCACGCCTTGCATGTTAAACTGCGTTTCACTTGCGTAGTACAAGGTGTCGGGTGCGTCTTGTGGAACGGTAAATGTAATGTTGCCAGTGTTTGCACCGTTGCGACTTACACCAGTGTTGTATTGATCAATGCGGCCTTGCGACGGAGTTGTTTTAATCCAAAATGGTGATACTACACCAAGATTTAAATTGAACACATAGGTGTTGCCACGCACCAGTGTCAGTGATGGATTTGGCAAGTAATCAATAATGTATGCTGATGTTGTGGCCGCTGTTACCCGATAGTTTACTGTTTCTGTTGCATTCTGTGCCACAGTGAATGTGTAGTTGCCGTTGCGCAACAGTGTAATTGTAGGATTGCTGCCGGTATAGTTTGAAAATGTGTATACACCATTTTCTCTTGTGACAGTATAATCTGCAGTCAATGGAACTGCTGTACCACCCACATCAACTGACAACGGACCACCTGGTAGCCAATAGTATTGGCTGTAGTTTACAAACTTGTCCCAGTTAATCTGCGGATCCCAGGTATAGTATTCACTGGTATAGAGTCTTTGGCTTTGATCAACAAACGCACCTTGTGTGCCCAGCGCATCGGTAATGCCTGGATAGGTGACTGCGTCTTTGATCACTGTGGAATCAGTTTTTCTGAATACAACGCCTGGTTCTAATTGATAGTCTGCGCGAGATTCAGTGGGTTCTACGACATATTTGTCGTCGGCATTTACACCTGGGCCTACACGTCGTCCAACATAGCCTTGTGTCTTTTTAAACTGCGGTTCTTGAACCAACTGGTCCAGGGTGGCAGCTAAAAATTGCTTGTTTGTGGAGGTTTGGAATATTTCTGGTAGAAAATCTACTGTTCTCACTGTGGCCATTAAATTACTCCGCTGCCAGGGGCAGTTCTAAGATTTGTGCTGGTCAATGCTTCTATTACCTGAATGTCTGCCACTGTGGCTGCGTTAACAAAAATTTGATTAGGTGCTGACCGTATTTCGTACAAGTCACCAAAACTCTTTTGTGGGCTTATTGGAACCAACACAACTGAACTTACCACATCGCCAATGTTTTGATGCAGGTATCCAGATAGTTCAGAGAAGTAGAATGTATCGCCGAAATTCCAATTTTCAATTGCAAAATAACTGTTAATGAAGGACACCACCAAACTCTTTATTTCGCTGACTGATGCTGTGGATCCACTGGCACGAATCACTTTGATAGTTGCACGTAGTTCTGGTGCGGCCTTGAGGCCAAACAATGGTTTAAAGTCAACTGAGTTAATGATCATGTTGTCTGAAATCATTTTATAGTCTTGTAGTCCTGCATACTCAGTAGTTAGTGTATCTAAAGATGGGGGGTCTGGCTCTGGAACTGTTCCTGTTGAGTCTACAATGTAGTTTCTATATGCTGTGTAGTATGCCTGCGTGACCACATAGACATCGATAATGTTGGTTGATCCTGGATCAATACGATTGGTCAACGAACTGTTGTGTCTGTATTGGAAAAACAGGTCTTGTCTGCCAACGCGAGTTATGTAATCACGTGTTGTTACCAGTTCAGTGGTGCCGGTGGCGGTCAACGACAGGATATAAAATGCTGGCGATGTTGTGTATGACAGTGTTGTGGTATCGTAAACACCGTATGCATAGAACACTTGTCCAACTATGTACTGTGATTTTACCACTTCGATGTCACTCTGGGTGGCATACTGAGAATTTATAACTCCGGGTTCTACCAATACGTACCGTTGTAGATTGTCAAAGTCAACAATTTGTTGAAAGAACACATTTTTAGTTGTGGGGTTCACAGTGGGTGCAACAATTGTGTCAAAGAAGTCTGGATCATCTGGGACGCCGTCGGCATCGTTGTCTTGCCAGGAAACCAGCACTTGATAGTCATCAACATAGCCGTCTGGCTGCACTGGTTGGTCAATGATCCGCATGGAAACGTCGCTTTCAAGCGGTAAATTTGAGTCTGGTCTGCTGTTGGTTTTTAACACTTTGACAAAGTCACGGATGGTGGTTCCGGTACGACTATCATAAATTTGTTCGTCACCGTAGAAAAAGAAGCGTGTCTGTAGCACACTGCCAAAATAATAGTTCAGCGCACGGCTTGTAACTGTGTACGATTCGCCGTCGGTTATAAACTGCAAGAACCAGCTGGCATCTAAGTTTGCGCCAGTGGTGTCACCTTCGTATGTTTGGCTCCAGGTAGCATCGATAGCAAGATTATTTGCAGTTATTAAATACCAGGTTTTAGTTAGATTATTATAACCCAGTCCAAAGTTACGATACAATTCAATCTGTGCGGCAGCACTGTTACGCACATCTGTTCCTAGGTCTGTGACAAACAATGGAATAACTTGACTGCATACTGCGCCAGTGGGCACAAAATTATTAAGCACCACAGGTCCAACTCCGTTGCTAAAATTGCCAAGACCTTGATTTGTTCCGTCGTTGTAGATGGCCTGTGCTGACGCCCAGATTATTAACTTTTCATCTGCTCGAGTCGGTGTGCCCAACACTAATGTATTATTGGCATCAAAGTAATAGCCCGAAGGAGGAACAAACTTAATCAAACTGCCAGTTTGAACATATTGCATGTTATTGCTGGCGTATTGTCCAACTGGTACAGGATTTCCTGCAGAATTTTTAAAATAACCTGTTGTTTCATTGGCCAGAGTTGTGCTTTCGTTCCAGGTCACTGCCAGTGGCAACAACGACAGGCGAGGGAAATTAGCGTAGTAAAATTGTTTAGCAGGACTGTTGGCCAAGTTGACTTCAACTTGATTGGTGAGAACATCACCAATTTCATTGGTTGTCAGCCACGTGAATAGGAACGTAGGCAATGTATTGTATTCATACAAGGCACCATCACTGGAGAATGTGTTGGTACTTGAATATTTTCCAGTGTTGTCAACTAGGTCAAGGTATCGACTTGTGCCAATTGACGCACGGTTCAGTGCTTTAGATTTAATAATTGAATTGTACTGAGTGAACGGAAAGTTGTTGTAGTCCTCGCCGTTGACCATACGGTTCTGTGTGTAGTACCGAGCTGGTGCACGTTGCTTGATATCATCAATGGTTTCACGAGCAAGAGCATTGCTCACTGGCTCAGTGATACCACATGTCATTGTGAGCGTTTCCAGTTGTCCAGTACGGCTGACATAACTGATGCTTAATAAAACATTTTGCATCTCTTCAGGATTGATAATGTACTGCAATCCGTTTGATGCACGAACATAAGCACGGAAAGTGCCAACAGGAATTTCTGAGAATACACCATCACCAAAGTTCATGGTAATTTGATCATTGGCTCTGCTGGTAACTGAGTATATTGATCGTAGCGTTGTGAGTTGTTCGGCTGCGGCAGTGTACACACTTTCAACAAACTCCCACTCACGACTTATGTTGCCAACGTTGTCTAATTGATATAACCAACGGTCAGTGTTGTTGACGCCTTCGATATTGATATTGACTGCACGGTTAGAAATTCGTTCTGGCAGATTAAAATCTTGGTTTTGTAGCACACCTTGTTTGAACAAGAAGAAAAATCCGGTGTTGGCAGAAGCAAATCCCAGTTGGTCATTACGGAACAACACATTAAATTGCCCGTTAGGACGTGGACTAGGTTCGTATACATAGCCGCGGCCGCTGGCTGTGGCACTGACTGCTTCAAATGGCATGTTGACACCATCCACAACAGAACTGTAAGGGATCACCGGCAAGAAGCCTGGCAACAAGTTGATTGTGTATTCGTCTGTACGAATTCCGTTAATGGTAGTTCTGTTGCCAGGACGGCCAGTGCGCTGTGTGTTGACTAATGCGGCATTTAAGATAGCAGTGAATTGTTCTTGCCAGTCAAAGTTAGTTGGGTCGGCCCAGTTAACAGTGATGTTGCTCAGGTTAATGCCGTTGTAGTCCACAATGTTTTCTGTGGTTTGAATTGAAAATACTTTAAGGTATCCCGATGCTTCTGTGTTACGCTTGGGTGTGTAGCTGACCAAGTTGGCAAGTTTAACCACACTGTCACGACGTTCGGCAGTGTCTAAATAATTTTCACGTGTGTTGAGATCAGTACGGAAGGCCAGTGCTTGACCCATAAACGCCATCACATCTAATAAGGCAATAAATTCACTTGACTCAATGTAATCGTTGAATGTTTCTGGATAGTACAGTCGTATGTAGTCAACAAAACTCTTGCGAAGAGTTTCAAAGTCATAACTTTGGAAGTTGGCTTCTTGGTAGGTTTGATAGATTCTTTTCCAATCCTCAACACCAAATACCGCAGTTTGTCTAGTAGTTTTTGCCATAATAATCCATCTTGTAGATTATTTATCGCGAATATAAACCACCCAGTTTATGTTTACACGTAGCCCGCAGTTTGATTTTGCTGATCAAAAAACAATGATAAGAACTGTGTTGTTTGTCCTGGCACTGTGGTCAGTGCAATCTGTATCAGTATGCCGTTGTCTTGTGGGAATAGTTCGGCAGATTCAATATAGATTCTTGGATCTAGCCCGGCCACACGTTGTATTTCTGCCAGGATTGCTCGTTCAGTATCTTGTGTTTGATTTTCAAACAGATAACTCCAGATCACTGTGCCGTAGCCAGGCCGTCCAACCAGTTGCCCTTGCTGTATGTTAAATGCATTCAACAGGTCACGTTTGATCAATTCAAAGTCTACTAGTGTAAACTTCTTTGGCTGGTTGATTGTGTTAAATCCTACAAATGTGGTCATAGTAATATTTACCCTAATCTAGCTTTGATTGCTGCCAATGGATCAGGCGATTGTCCTAGTCTTAGTAATGTGTTTGAATCTGTTCCTGCATAGGGTAATTTACCCAACGCACCGCTCACTGCACTGCCTGTTACACTGCTCAATGCAGATGTAGCACTGCTTACAGCACCGTTTATTGACGCTGTTATACTGCCTAACCCGCCGGCACCGGACGCTCTGGCCAGCAATCCACCTGCATCTAATCCACCTGCCAATAATCCTTTGGCCTTGCTTGCGGCATCAGTCAGTGCAGATGTATCAAGTGCTTGCGGGCTAAAGTCAGGCAATCCTATTTTATCACTGCCAACTAGTTTGGCAGTGGCCGCATTTAATGTAGACCTATCAATGGTTCCTTTAAATCCAGCAGCCGGAACAATGCCGGCCACAGCAGCCGGTAATTTAGTGTCGCTGAAATTAACTGCAAACTCTCCTTGTTTGGCCAGTGAGTCCATTTGAGTCGTCAACCCAGATGTTAATTTACTGACAACGCCTCCAAATGCTCCAGCGGCACCGGAAACTCCTCCTGACGCAAATGCTGAGTCTATTGCTGCCACTCTTCCAGTTGCAAGATCAACTCCTGCTCCTTGTAGACTACTGGCAACCCCACCGGCTAAACTGCCAGATATTCCTGCTATTGCACCAGTGGCTCCAGATGTAGTTTTAGCCCATTCAACTGCTGTGCCAACTCCATATTTACTGGCATTTGCTAATAGCCCGCCCAGTTGCGCTGTACCATTATTGGCCAATGATGAAACACTGCCAAGATTGCTGGTGATACCACCAAGTGCTCCGGACAATGCCCCAGTGGCACCACCAAGTGCTCCGGACAATGCCCCAGTGGCACCTCCAAGTGCTCCGGACAATGCCCCAGTGGCACCTCCAAGTGCTCCGGACAATGCCCCAGTGGCGCCGCCCGGGCCTCCTGCCAATCCGCCCAATGCCCCAGTGGCACTGCCAAGTGCGCCCGATAACCCACTGGTTAAACTAGATAAGCTGCCAGAAGCCAGACTGCTCAATTCTTTGGGAAGTTCTACTAGACCAGC